TCAGGCGCCAGCTGGTTCACCATCGGCGCGCTAAATCGTATGACTAAATTGTTGGGCTTGTCTGCCAGGTGGTCCTTGATCCATGCTTCACGAGTCGGTAACCAGTGACGCTTAGAAGGTGACAGCCTGCAGACCTCATAAATTTTATTTAAATGAACTAGATCTTGTACATCGCCTGAATCGTGCCATCTAAACACGTCGGGCTTCTTGCTGTTGATCAGGTGAGCCATTGCCTCAACCCATCGCGGGTCCTTGATAGCTGCCAGTCTCCGGTACTGTGCATCCTGGACAACCTTAAACACGTAGCAGCCCTTGAGCGCGTAACAGTCATAACAGACTGAACCAGGGACCTTAGCGAGCTTACCGCCTGTCTTGCATTCTTTGGCAGGTAAACCAATTGACCAGCCAGGCATCTTTGAAGGCTTGCTTAAGCTCCCGCCTATAATTTTTAATGCTTCATCAGTTTTCATAATTTCTCCTTTATAATCCTACTATTACCAGACAGCTTGACGCTTGTCAACTGCTTGTTGCTTGCCGCTTGATATTTGCCTGGAGCTTTGAACCCGGTGCGCTTGCAGTCTTCCAACCATTGGAAGAACTCTTCACAGCTGGCCAGGTACGCGGCCGGCAATGTGCCATGGTCCTGGGTGAACCATGGCAGCAAATCATTTTTATTAATTCCACGCCGCTTCAACCAGCCCTCCGTTTGTTGCCTTGTTCAGGGCCTCTAGGTACTCAGTCTCTGTGAGCTTCAGGACTTCAATACAAAACAAATGTTTGTCTGCCTGAAAGCCGGGCTTCAACAGGTACTCAGGCACCTGGTCCAGCAGCTCCTGACGCTTTGATCCGCCAGGAAGGTATTCTGATTTAATTGTTTTTTTTGTCATAATTTATTTCTCCTTTAGTTTATGGGATACAATATCACGGTACAACTTCCTTGTCAAGCTTGCCGCTTGCTGCTTGCAGCTTGCCGCTTCCTTTCTATATCCGTTGGCCTCGAGCCATCGCCAGTGATGGACCAGAGTTTTTAAATGCTCTGGTCCTGCATTGATTCTAGTCATCATTTGCTTTTTGGTTTTGATATATGTGTTGTTCCATACGCTCCACATTCTTAGCCTGATCAGCCTTCACCAACCTCAGGATCTCCTCCAGGGCGTCTGCTATTCTTTTTAGTTGTTCACCTTGTCTTGATAATTTTTCTTCCATAATTTATCCTTTCTAAATACATCCTATCTTGTCCTGGACCAGCTGTCAAGCTTGAAGCTTGCTGATCCCTGGTCCAGCTGTTACGAGTCGAACTAGTATGCCCGCAACTGGACCAGGGATCAGTACTAGTGGCTCGAGGTAAGATGGAATTCTCAAATATTGTCACCATCCGACGTGCGCTATAATCACACTAAGATTTGGGTCCACCTAGATATAGCCCGGTAATGTCCAGGCGCCCTAAACTAGTTCTGATCCCAGATCCATTGCAACATTACTACGATTAGGCAGTTCCATAGCTATCTGCCAATGCACAATGGATCAGGGATCAGCAGGGGCGATTGCTCGCCCCTGGTATTAAGTTAATTAACCTAACCTGCTAAACCTAAGCCCTTGAGCTATAGGATGCAGATCTTTTTCAAGCGGTGCATCTTCATCTAAAAACTTGCTAACTACAAACTTTGATATTCTGTAGTTACCAGAAGCAGTATCTACGTAGTTAGCTTCTGTAAGTTCGTAGGGTCTTTTTTCGATCCCTTGAGCCCACGCTTGCATGTCCTCTTTAGAATCAAAATCTATAAAGATTCTGAATCTTTTTATTTTTTTGGACATCTTTCTACCTTTCTCTAGCTTTTTGCTAGAGCTACACTATATAGGATAATCCTATAATAGTCAAGTGCAATAGTGTCGCACCTTAGATACAACCTATAGTTGTATTTGTTAATTAGAATCATTCTAAACTGACCAGTAGCGCCTACCAGTCAGAGTCAGCGCTACTACGATAAGATCCTGACCACCTTATCTGATCCCAGACTTAGCACGATTTATGATACACGAGCCCACGCGTATATGCTGGCGGTGTATCCACCTACTAAGTCAGGGATCAGCACATCTTCATTGCCTAGGTTTACCTCCAATGTGCACTGATCCCAGATCCATTCCACCCTTTCGTTTGTTACATAGACACTTATTAATGTG